CCAAGGGAACACCCTGGGCTATTCGTGTTCAATACTTGTGAGCAATTCTTGAGAACATTCCCTGTTTTGCCCAGGGACGAAGATGACATGGACGATGTTGACAGTAAGGCAGAAGATCATATCGGAGACGAGACAAGATATCGTATAAGGATGATGAATCAGAAAACTGGTAGCGGCAGAACTACTGGTTACTTTTAATCAGGAAGGGCAGCAGTATGGCATTGAGCAACAAGCATCCAGAGTACAGCACCTTCCTCGAGGATTGGTTACTCATGCGCGATTGCTATCGCGGTGAGCGGGTCATAAAAGACAAAGGGCAGATATACCTTCCAGCCACCATTGGGATGCAGTCGGACGGGATGAACGTCGGGCAGGTGGGGTATATGGCTTATGAGGCGTACAAACAAAGAGCGCTCTTCCATGATTATGTGAAGGAAGCGGTGCAGTCAATGATCGGGATGATGCATTGTAAGCCACCGATCATCAAATTGCCGGCGGCCATGGAGCCAATGCGAGAACGGGCAACGGTCGAAGGCGATTCGCTTGTAAACTTGCTGCGTTTTATCAACGAAGAGCAGCTGATTACTGGCCGGGTAGGGATTATGCTCGACTTGCCGTCTAATCCAAGGGAAGGTAAAGCGATGCCGTATTTTGCCCGGTACAGGGCGGAAACGATCATCAACTGGGATGATGGGGCTAACGAAGAACTGACGCTACCGAAGCTGAATCTTGTTGTGTTGGACGAAAGTGCGTATGAGCGCAGCGATGATTTTACATGGACGTACAAGAACAAATGGCGAGTGCTTATGTTGGGTGCCTTGAACCCCAACGAAGCAACCGGAATGTACAGCACAGGTGAATTCAGGGATGATAAGGCAAATCTTGGCAATTTGACTGGCGAAACCATGATCCGGCCGAGCATCGCCGGCAATGAGTTGGATGAGATTCCGTTCGTGTTCATAAACAGCAAGGACCTTGTGACGGGTGTTGATGACCCCCCTTTGATCGGCCTAGCGAACATTGCGTTGGCTATCTACCGTGGGGAGGCTGATTACCGGCAGAATTTATTCATGCAGGGGCAAGATACCCTTGTGGTAGCTGGCTCGGCCGACGAGACTTTCCGCCTCGGGGCAGGAGCAACAATCCTTCTGCCGCAAGGCGGGGAGGCGAAGTACATCGGCGTAACTGCCGTTGGTCTGCCCGAACAGCGGCTTGCGCTGGAAAACGACAAAATGTCTGCCAGCACGAAGTCCGGCCAGATGATAGACACTCGCTCGAAGGAGCGGGAGAGCGGCGACGCCCTGAAAACTCGGATTGGTGCCCAGACGGCTACGCTGAACCGGATTGCCCTGACGGGTGCTGCCGGCCTTGAGCAGCTGCTGAAAACGGCGGCGAAGTGGCTCGGTGCCAATCCTGAGGAAGTCTCTGTTCGTCCGAACCTCGACTTCGCTGACGAGAAACTCATCAGCCGCAGCCTTGTTGAACTGGTTACTGCGAAAAACATGGGTGCGCCTCTCTCCCGTGAATCTCTCCACAACCTGATGCGGGACAAAGGGTTGACGTACATGGAATTTGAGGAGGAGTTGAATAAGATCGAGGAAGAAGAACCGATTGGCATGTTGAACGGGGTAATGAATAATCCTTCTAATAACCCGCCTGACAACGTACCCGACCCAGAAGATAATCCAGATGCCTAGCAGTGATAAGATCCCAGAAAATCCGGAAACAGCCAATGAGGCATTCTTGAGTGCCTTGTTACGGCATCAGATTTACATCCTGCGCTTTTCTGAGAAGCTGCGTAAAAAGATTGAGGCTCTTCTGAATGCCGTTGAGCAGGATTTGGAGGACAAGATTTTTTCGCGGCTGCGCGGCACAACAGGCCTCTCCTCCCCTGGGCAATTGAAGCGGATGGAAACGCTTTCACGCATTGTCAAGAACATGCGCTTAAAATCCTGGGAGCAGGTGAACGAAGTTTGGCTGGAAGAGTTAACTGCGCTCGCTAAGGCAGAGCCGGCAACGATCAGCAGCATTGTAACAACGGTAAGTCCAGTGATAGTGGAAACGGTGTTGCCTCCTCCTCGGTTGCTGGAAACACTGGTGAAGTCGAAGCCCTTCCAAGGGAGGGTTATGAAGGACTGGATCAAAACCTTGCGTGACGAGGACATTCGTAGAATCGAGTCATCTATCCAGATCGGCATGGTGCAAGGGGAGAGCAACAACGATATTGCCAAGAGGATAGTCGGCACGGCTCAGTTGCGGGGCACCGAAGGGGTAACAGAGATTACCCGTCGCCAAGCGGCGGCGTTAACACGAACGGCGGTGAATTTCATCGGTAACGAGGCCAGGAGTGCCTTTTTTAAAGCCAACGAGGATATTATCGAGGGCGAACAGTTTGTGGCAACCCTCGACTCGCGGACAACGGCAGTATGCAGGGCAAATGATGGGAAGAAGTTTAAAATAGGTGAAGGTCCAATTCCTCCCCTGCATTTCAACTGCCGCAGCTTGCGCGTACCCGTACTCCTCGGAGACGCCCTAGGCGATAGGCCGGCAAAGGCAGTAACAAATAAGCAGCTGCTCAGGGAATTCAGTGCGAAGAACGATATCAACGTGAAGTCGCGAGATGACTTGCCCAGAGGGTTGAAAGGTGAATTCGACAAGTTCAGCAGGAAGAGGATCCGTGAGTTGACTGGTCAGGTGCCGGCAACAACCTCTTATCAGACGTGGTTAAAGTCTCAGTCCAAAGAATTTCAAGAAGACGTCTTGGGAAAAACAAAAGCCAAGCTGTTTAGAGACGGAAAGTTGCAGCTGGACAAGTTTGTTACTCGCAACGGTACTGAGTTAACATTGAGCCAGCTGGCCAAAAAACATGCCGACGCTTTCCGTGCAGCTGGGTTAAATCCGGAGGATTTCATATGATCAAGTCTTGAGATCTCTAAAAATAAAAGTAACTAAAGATACAAAAGTCAACATGTGTTGACCCCTTTGTGAAAAGCATGGGCTCAAACAAAACAGGAACTCGTTTATGTCAATTAAAGCACTCTACACCAGTAAAGAAGAAATTCCAGAAAAGTATGTAGATCTATACGAAGAGAGAAGCGGCTCTTATCATCTTGTAAAAATCGATGGCCTTCGAACGGATGCGGACGTGAGTCGTGTTCAGACGGCGTTGAACCAAGAAAAAGCTGCCCACACAGCGATAAAGCAAAAATTTGAAGGTCTTTTAGGTGGGAAAAAAGTTGAAGAAGTTCAAAGCCTCCTCGACAAAATTCCTGAATTAGAAGCTGCTGCTGCAGGTAAAGTTGATGATGAAAAACTCAACGTGATCATTGAAAGTCGGCTGAAAACCAAAATTTCTCCGATTGAACGTGAACGTGATCAAGCAAAACAAAGGGCTGCTGAACTCGAAGGTAAAGTGAGTCAATTTGAAAGCCTGAATAAACAAAGGGCTATTCACGATGCCGTTCGTGCTGCTGCCACAAACAGTAAAATCCTAGATAGCGCAAAAGAAGACGTTTTGCTTTTGGCTGAACGAGTTTTTGAGATCAACGAAGAAGGTAAAATCACTGCCAAAGATGGTGTTGGGACAACTCCCGGCATTGCCCCAGAAGTTTGGCTGACTGAAATGTTGGACAAACGTCCGCATTGGTGGCCAGCTTCTGTCGGTGGCGGGGCAAGAGGTGGTGCGGGTGGAAAAGGCTTTGCCAATAATCCTTGGTCTGCTGACCATTGGAATATGACAGAGCAGAATCGTCTTTACAATACTTTGGGGGCTGAGAAAGCCAAGCAACTGGCTGAATCTGTGGGATCTTTTATTGGTTCTGCTCGTCCTCCAAAAAAGTAGTTGCTTTTTCTGAAAAGATGAAGTAATTGATCATTATCGCTTGCACATGGGTGCGGCTACTGGATTGAACCATGGGGTTGAACCAGTTTTTTAAAACTGAACTCAACAACAACCCTTTAGGAGATTTTCCATGGCCGCAGGTCCAATTACACAGGTAGCCGACATTGTCGTACCAGCGATTTTCACTGCTGCAACGCAGCAATTAACAGAAGAAAAAGCACGGATCATTCAGTCCGGTGCTCTTGTTCGTGACCCTTTGCTAGACGAAAAACTTGCTGGCGGTGGTTTAACCTTTAACATACCCTCCATGCGCGATTTGGATAGCAGCGACGTAGAACGTATCACCACAGATACAGCACACTCTGAATTTGGTGGTGCCGCTGAACCAAACCCCTTCAAAATTGGAAGCGCAACTGAAATTGGTGTGCGGTTGAGCCGTAACGCAAGTTGGTCGTCCGCTGATTTGGCTGAGGCTCTTGCTGGCCTTGATCCCATCAACAACATTACCAATCGGGTTGGTTATTACTGGTCTCGTCGTCTGCAAGCTGCCGCCATTGCTGCTGTTACTGGTGTGTTCGCCGATAACGCTGCTGCACCAAGTGGTACCGAACACGTTCAGAACGACATGACTGTTGATATTTCTGGTGCTGCCTTTGTTGACGGCACCACGAACTTCTCGGCAGAAGCGTTTATTGACGCAGTTACTACGATGGGTGACTCTGCGGATCAACTTGGCCTCATGATAGTCCACTCAGTTGTGTATTCTCGGATGCAGAAAAACAACCTGATTGATTTTATCCCTGATGCCCGTAGTGAAGTTTTAATTCCTACGTTCTTGGGCCGTCAAGTCATTGTTGATGACTCTGTGCCCCGTACTGGTAGTGTCTATGACAGCTGGATTTTTGGTGCTGGTGCTCTCCGTCTCGGGATGAGCAGCCCCAAAGTACCCACTGAAATTGAACGCAAGCCTGGTGCCGGTAACGGTGGTGGTCAAGAAGTGCTGTACAACCGTGTTGAATGGTGCATTCACCCAGCAGGATACCGTTATGCCGGTACCGCCCCCAACGGTGGACCAAGCAACTTGAACACCACTAACAACCTTGCGAACTTGAACTCTTGGGTACGGGTGTTGCCCGAACGTAAGCAGATTAAAATTGCTCGTTTGATCAGCCGTGAGGCATAACCTTAACTTTTGAGGGGGTTAAAAACCCCCTCTTTTGTTATTTACTTTATGGAGTTTTATTATGGCAAAAGGTTTACCTCGTTCTAAAAATCGCGGATCAAAACAATTGGATGATATCCTTAAACAAACGCTGCGTATCCGTGGTCAAGCCATTACTGTGGATGGGTTGACGGGTATTGGTTTTGGAAGCTCAACTCTTGGTGGTCTGCCTGAAGGTAACATCTTGTTCTTTGGTGCTGTTGCTTACGTAACAATAAGAACAGCTGCTGGTGGTATTATCGCCACGTTCACTGGTGCTTACTCTCTGGGCACTACGGCGACTGCCGATTCTACGTTGTCCGCTACTGAAATTAACTTGGTGCCGCAAACTACCCTTGCTGCTGCTACTGCTGGTGTTTCTCCCCGTACTCGTGGAACTAGTGGTGCGACGGAAAGCGGTGTAATACTTAACAACACCACGAACACTTTGCGGGTGTTCTTGAACTTGTTAATTGACGATGCTAGTATTTCAGCTAACGCTCAGGCTTGTACGATTGATGCGGATGTAGTACTAAGCTACACAATGATGCTAGATAACTAAGGGGTAACAAAATGAGTAACATTGTACGTGCTTTGAGACAATTAGACACTACCAATGACGAACATTGGACTAGTGAAGGCTTGCCGCGACTGGATATTGTCACCAGCTTGACCAAACAAAAAATTGTTACTCGTTCTGATGTTAATGCGGCTGCGCCTTACTTCACTCGTGAAAACCCTCTGTTTGAACTTGAGGACGCAACTGGCGAACTGACGAAAGCAGCAGACGAAGAAGTTCAGCCCGAAGAAATTGATGAAACTCCTGATTCGACTTTGTCTGTTCTTGAGCAACAACTCGCAGAAGCTGATAAGCAATTGGCAATTGCTGAGGCTGCGTTACAAAAAGCCTTGAAAGTAAAACAAGAGGCCGATGCAGCTAAAGACGAACTTTTGGTAAAACGTGCCAAAAATTTCAACCAATATGACAATCAAATTGCCATTATGGAATTTTTGGAAAGCCAAAAACGTCTTCGTGAACGTAGGGCGGCTACCCTGAATCCGATTGCCCCACAAAGTCCAAAGTCTGTTCTTGATCAATCACTGGCTTTAAGAGCCAAACCAAAACGCCCAGGGGTGAAGAAGCCTGGGGGCTAAAACTGAGGAATTAAAATGGCTTTTGTCGTTGAAATTGGTACGGGATTAGCAACAGCAACGGCTTATGTTGATGTTGCTTTTGTTGATGCTTATTTTTTAGATCGAAACAATTTAAATTGGACTGCCAGTACTCTACAAAAACAAGCTGCTATTATTAAGGCTACAGATTACATTGATACCCGCTGGGGCAATTCCTTCCTCGGACGTTCAGAGTTTCCCGACATACCTCAAGCCCTTTGCTTTCCTAGGTTGAACATCCTGAATAAAGATGGTCGTTTTGTTACCGGTATTCCCACAAACTTGAAAAAAGCCACGGCAGAATATGCTTTGAGGGCGCTCACCCTTACTCTGTTGCCTGACCCTACGATAGACGATAGTGGCAGACCGATTTCTTCAAAGACCGAAAAAGTTGGACCAATTGAGCAATCCACTGACTACGAGGTCAGTGGCACTGCCCCAATTATCTTGCGGCCATACCCTGCTGCGGATAGGTTGCTTTTTGATTATATTTCCCCTTCTGGTAGAAATTTTAGGTAGCAGCCATGGCAGTAAAAGACTACGCACCGCTGTTACTGCTTTCAAAAAACCTTGTTCAAAAATTTGGTCGTGCAATAACCTTGCGGAAACTCGACGCTGTTTCCGCAACTGGAGGGAAACCTTGGTTGGGGGCGACAGACCCAGTCGCAACAGGTACAAGCACATCAACATACGCTATCGGCTGCCACCCAGACAGCACCTACTTCCTGGGCATTTCTCTGGCGACAGAAGACCTGTTAAAAACCACTGAATTGATTTTTATCACTTCCCCGGGCGACATAGACCCTGAAAATCTTGACAAGTATACAACTGTCGTAGATGGCTCAGAAGAATACAAGATTACATTTATTGAGAAGCTCAAGCCGGCAACCGTCACCATACTCTACTACATCGGGGTGTCGAAATGACGGCTACATACGCTCAGGCGCGGGATGAAATTTTTGCTGTTATCAATGCGGCATGGTCAACAACAAGTTTTTTGATGATCTGGCCAGACAAGGTTGCGGAAAAACCAATACCTAGAACTCCCTGGGCGCGCACCACAATACTACATACGGACGGTGGTCAGTCAACTCTTGCGAACCACCAAGGGTTGCAACGTTTTCGCAGAGACGGCATCGTAACTGTCCAGATTTTTACTCCTGTGGGGGAAGGTACTCAAAGAAGTTATGATTTAGCGAAAGTCATTTCTGATGCATTAGAGGGAACGACAACTGCAAGAGGTGTGTGGTTTCGGAATGTTCGGTTGAAAGAAATAGGTAGCGATACACCATGGTTTCAGGTAAATATCAATTCTGATTTTTACTATGAAGAATTAAAATAGGGAGACGTTAAAATGGCGTTAGTGGCAAAACAGGACAGTAACAATACAGGCCTCCGGATTGCGGTAGAGCAATCAATTGGCGTCCTCCCAGGTAGCCCAGTGTGGGTTCCTTACGAACCCAACGATTACACTGATTTTGGTGGCCAGCTATCGCTAACTGCTAGGAACCCTATCAACGCTTCTCGTCAACGTAAAAAAGGCGTCATTACTGATCTTGATGCAACGGGTGGTTTCAATACCGATTTGACCCAAAGTAACTTGCAAGACATTTTGCAAGGGTTTCTATTTGCTGATACTCGTTTGAACAACACTAACGTCGCCACTACTGCCGTCAACGGTGCTGGGTTGTACAGCCGTAGCAACACCACTGGCTTCAACGTTGGAAGTTTGGTGCTTTGTGCTGGGTTTACCAACGCTGCTAACAACGGCTTAAAAGTTGCCACTACTATATCTGCTGGGGTGAGCGTCACCCTTTCTGGAATTTCGGTTGTTGAAACACCTCCTGCTACCGCCACCATGACTGTTGTTGGTCACCGGGTGCAGGTCGCTGCGGACGTGCAAGTAAACAACGCTGGTGTGCTTCCTGTGCTGACCTCCACTACTTTGAACTTCACTACCCTTGGCCTTCTCCCGGGGGAAACGATCTTCATCGGTGGTGACAACACTGCCAACCAATTTGCAACGGCAGCCAACAACGGCTTTAAACGGGTAAAGTCTGTTGTTGCAAACACAATCACCATTGATAAATCTGTTCTCCCAATGGTCACGGACACAGCTGCTGGTAAAACAGTTGACATCTATTATGGTCAGGTGCTGAAAAATGAAACTGGTGCTTTGATCAAACGTCGGACGTACCAACTTGAACGGACACTTGGCGCACCAGATGATTCATTCCCCGCACAAATTCAGTCTGAATACATTGTTGGTGCCGTGCCCAATGAACTCAACATGAATTTCCAGACTGCTGATAAAGTTGTTTGTGACCTTAATTTTATTGGCACTAACAACGAACAGCGGACTGGTGCGACAGGGGTGAAAACTGGTACTCGTCCGACTCTTGTTGACTCTGACGCCTTCAACACTTCCTCGGACTTCAGCAAGCTGCGCCTTTCGGTGCTGGCTGCCAACAACCCTGCCCCAACGGCACTTGTGGCATACATTACTGAATTCACCTTGAATTTCAACAACAATGCAAGCCCGAACAAGGCTGTGTCTGTTCTTGGGGCTTTTGATGTTTCTGTTGGTACTTTCCAAGTTGGTGGGAGCCTTACTTGCTATTTTGCTGACGTAACCAGCATTGCTGCTGTCCGTAACAACAGCAACGTAACACTTGACTTCGCATTGGTCAAGAACAACGTAGGTATTGCCGTAGATATCCCATTGATCGCTCTTGGGGATGGCCGCCTTAACATTGCTCAAGATGAAACGATCACTATCCCTCTGAGCGCAGAGGCAGCGACAGGGGCAAGCTGGGATGTAAACATGGATCATACAGTGATGTTTTGCTTTTATGATTATCTTCCTAATTTGGCCGACGTATAAAAAGTGGGGAGTATTCTCCCCACTAAAATTAACGAACAAAGGAATACAATATGTCAATGTACGGACAATTTCAAACTGACACAAGTTTGGAAACACAAGGCATCATAATTGATTATGGTAGTTTTCGTGTTACGATTGCAAGGGCTGGTGGTGCCAATAAGCGTTTCTCAAAAACTTTAGAATCAAAAACCAAGCCATTCAAACGCGCAATTCAAACAGACACCATGGACAATGAACGCGGCCTGGAAATTCTGCGAGAAGTTTACGCCGAAGCCATTGTTCTGAACTGGGAAACGAAAAAAGATAACACCTTTGTGCAAGGTATCGAAGCCCAAGATGGCTCTCTGTTGCCTTTCAGCAAAGAAAATGTTGTTGCTACCTTTAAAAACCTCCCTGATCTTTTTACGGATATTCAACAACAGGCAGAAAAGTCTGCTCTTTTCCGTAAATTGCTGCAGGAACAAGACTCAAAAAACTAAGTGAAGTCCTGCTTTACAAACTAGAGCAGGGCGAAGTTGAAGAACTGATTCTGCAGCAGGTGGCAAAAAATAATGCTCCGCTGCCGGATCGGATTAAAAACGCACCCCAATTAAATTGGGGGCTTGAATTATACTATGCCGCCTTTTTTGATCTTTCCAGCTGCCGCCCTCTGGGCATGTCGCCCGGGCCAATTCGCTGGATTGATATTCATGACTACGCAGATAGACTATCCTTAGATGATGAACAACGAGAGGATTTGCATACGTATGTCCGTGCTATGGACATGACATATCTTTCTTGGTACGAGAAAAAGTCTAAGGAGAAAAAGCATGCCAAGCCTCGGTGATTTTTCAAGACGCATCCGGCGGCGCGCAGCCGATATTGAACGGAATGTGAACCGCACGGTGCGCCAAGTTGCCCTCGTTGCGGATAGGGAACTCGTGCTCGCTACCCCAGTAGATACGGGGCGTGCTCGCTCGAACTGGTTTGTTAACCTAGGAGTGCCCAACAGGTCGGTGTCCGAACCCTATTTCCCTGGGGAGAAAGGCAGTACCGCCTCTTCCAACAGCCAAGCAGCAATTGATCAAGCAGCTGAAGCTATTTCTAGACGCCAGATAGGACAGGACATTTACATTTCCAATAACTTGGACTATATTGGCAGTCTAAACGACGGCTCATCTGCACAGGCTCCAGCGCAATTTGTTGAAGCTGCCGTACAGCGGGCAGTTAATGTTGTGAAAGGTGCTCAGGTTGTAAGATAATGGCCACAGAACGCATTGATATTGTTGTTTCTGAATCCGGTACGCGAACTGTTAGGCGTAACTTGGAAGGGCTTGGCCAAACGGCTACTGCGACTGAAAAATCTTTCAACTCTTTAAAAGCTGTTTTGGCAAGTGTTGGTGCTGCTTTCGGTGTTCGAGAAGTTATTCAATTCGCTGATTCTTACACAAATCTTCAAAATAGAATAAAAACAGTAACTCAAAACACTGCCCAGTTAAAAGCTGTTACAAAACAGTTGCTTGACGTTTCTAACGAAACTCGTCAATCCTTCAGAGGTACTACTGAATTATATGTTAGGCTTGCAACATCTTCAAAAAATTTAGGACTGAGTCAAAAAGAATTATTTGACTTTACTACCAGTTTGAATCAAGCAGTTGCTGTTTCTGGTGCGACTTCAAGAGAAGCTGAAAACGCAATTGTTCAATTCAGCCAAGGTATTGCCGCAGGTGCATTGCGGGGTGATGAACTACGTTCTGTCCTTGAGCAATTGCCTGTTGTGGCAGATGTTATCGCACAAAAGCTAGGTGTTACTCGAGGTGAATTGAAGAAGTTAGGTGAATCTGGAGCAATTTCGACGGGTATTATCATTGAGGCATTTAAAGACGCTCGTGAAGAATTAGCCGATAAATTTGGAAAAAGTGTACCAAAGATTGGAGATGCTTTTACTAAATTAAGTAACAACGCTTTGTTTCTTTTTGGTGAATTTGATAAGGGTATTGGGATAAGCAGAACTCTTTCTGAAGTAATAAACACCCTGAGTGAAAATTTAGAAACACTTGGAAGGGTTGCAATTGCAACAGGGTTAGCACTTTCCGTTAACTTGACTCAACGAGGCCTCATTGCCGCTGTAGGTGGCGTTCGGGCATTGAGTGTAGCAATCCGCGCAAACCCTCTGGGCATTCTGGCAACAGCTGTTGTGGCAGTTAGTGCACTCCTTGTTTCTTTTTCTGATAAGATAAAACTTTCTGGAGAAGGTTTCACGACATTGAAAGATTTCGGTCTTGCCGCCTGGGAACAAATTCGTGAAGGTTTAGGAAGACTAGGTGAAAACTTTTCAAGGGTTTTTTCCGGTATTGGTGACTTTGCACGATCAATTTTTGGTGATATAAGTTTTTCTTTTCTTGATGTTTTGAAAGGCATTGCGATTGGCGCCGATAGGCTTACTGGAATTTTTGTTGGTGTTTTAGAAGGTCTTAAAGCCGGATTCATAGGATTGTTTGGACTGCTTGACAGCTTTTTCACTAAAATAATCAACGCTGTGATCACCAAGGTTGAGGCTGGTGTAAACGCAGTCATTCGCAGTTTGAACAAAGTTTCTGATTATCTTGGTACTGGAAAAATCGATGAAGTCATTCTTGGTAGATTGCAAGGTACTGCCAGCAATACTTCAGAGAATCTTGGCCAACTCGTCAAAGACGGATTTTTAAAAGGTTTTGATGGGCAAAACTCTGTGCAAAACGCCCTAGAAACTACCTTGAACAGAGCCTCAGATATTGCAAAACAGCGTATTCAAGAGCAAGCCGACCTAGAAAAAAAGTTAAGGGAAGAACAAGACAAATTCAGTGTTAAACCAGAAGCTGCTCAAACTACTTCTCTTCAACCAACGCAGGGTGGTAATAATGGACCATCGTTTGACCAACTTCTCGGGCAGTTGCAGCAGGAAGGCCAGCTGTTGCAGTTGAATAACAGAGAACGGGAAGTGCGCTACAATTTATTGAGCCTTGAGTCCCAACTCAATAGGCAGCTTACCCCAGAGGAGGCTGCTCGTGCGCAGCAGCAGCTGGAAGCTAACCAAGCCTTGGGCGACCAGGCAAGGCTCTACGACGAGATAAATGCACCTCGTGAAGACTACAAGCAAGGCATAGAGGCTTTAAATGTGCTGTTGGAAGATGGCCGCATAAGCCTTGAGGATTACAACAGCAAGCTGCAAGATATCCGCATTTCCTACTTGGAAACAAAAACAGATCTTGAATCCGGCGTTGAACGGGCTTTTGCTAAAGTCGCCAGAGACGCTGGGGACGCTGCTACTCAAATTGAAAGTGTTATCACCAACGCATTTGGCAAAGCTGAAGACGCTTTTGTTGAATTCGTGAAAACCGGCAAGCTGAGTTTTAAAGGTCTTGTTGACGGCATCATTGAAGATTTAACACGCCTTGCATTTAAGCAAGCCCTTGTTAGTGCCGCTGCTTCTGCTTTTGGTAGTAGCGCTGACGCTGTTGGGGGAGGAGGTGGTGGAGGAGGCGGGGGTGGTGGTTTTGGCGACATCTTTGGCTCTATCTTCGGCAGTAGTGGTGGAGCCTCTTCTGGGAGCGCAGGAGCATTAAAGAGCGCACCTTCCCCAGGGGGTATTCAGTCCTACCAGTATGCTGATGCAGCTTCCTCCTCTGGGGGTTTTGCCTCGCTCTTCGGATTTGCTAACGGGGGGGAGTTTCAAGTTGGTGGTACTGGCGGGACGGACAGCCAGCTGGTTGCTTTCCGGGCAAGTCCCAATGAAACTGTGAAGGTAACAAAACCAGGGCAAGAAGGCGGGAGTGGTGGGGATACGATCATTATCAACATCAATACTACAGATGCTGATTCTTTTCAGCGCTCTAGTGGGCAAGTAATGAGCCAATTCGCTCAGAACTTGGCTCGGACGAAGAAGAGGTACACATAAAATGGCATTTCACGATATTCGCTTTCCCGATGAAATAAGCTATGGGGCATCTGGTGGTCCAGAGTTTCAAACCTCAATTGTAATGGTTAAGTCAGGGCAAGAAAGCAGGAACCAAAACTGGTCTCAGTCTAGAATCAAATGGGACGTCAGTACGGCTGTTAGGGATCGTTCAGACCTGAACCAACTTATTGCGTTTTTCCGCGCTCGGGAAGGCAGGGCGCACGGCTTCAGGTTTAAGGATTGGACGGATTTCACTGGCACCCAACAAAACATTGGGACAGGTACTGGTGTACAAACTACCTTCCAACTTACAAAAACCTACAATGATGGATTGATAACAAAAGTAAGGAACATTACCAAGCCAGTAACAGGAACTGTCCGCATCTATCTTAACGGTGTTGAGCAGTTTTCAGGATTTACTGTTGGGGTTACTACCGGCATTGTTACATTTACAGTTGCGCCGGGTGCTGGTGTTGCTGTAACCGCGACCTATGAATTTGATATTCCGGCACGCTTCGATACCGACCAATTAAAAGTCAACATACAAGGTTACGAAGCCTTCATCGGTGACGCCATAAACATTGTGGAGATAAGAGAGTGACCCTAAGCATTCCCTCAGCAATACAAACTGCCCTTGATAGTGGCTTTACTACCTTTTGCACGTTAATTCGGATTGTTCGTACCGATACTGTGGAGTTTTGCTTCACTGATCTTGACATTGACGTAGTTTTTGAGACGAAGACGTATAAATCAAAGGGGGGGTTCAACGCCTCTGCGGTCGAGTCCTCTTCTGGGCTTTCAGTTGATAACCTAGACTTTGATGCCGTCATAGACGATGTTACAATCACGGTAGCTGATTTAAAACAAGGGTTGTTCAATAATGCAGCCATTGAAGTTTTGTTGGTTGATTATAAAAATTTAGCAACCGGCAATAAAGTGCTACTCAAGACTGGTACTCTTGGGGATGTTACTGTTCGGGACAATGGCTCTTACTACGCTGAGGTGCGTGGTATGAACAACCGCCTCCAAACAAGGATTGGCCAAGTTTATACCCCACTTTGTAATGCTCGGCAGCTGGGAGATGCCCGCTGCAAGTTTTCTATGGTTGGTTCAACTTTTGTAACAACAGTTGCTTCGGTTATTGACAATAGGACTTTCACCCACACTACTTCGGTTCAGGCAACAGATTATTTCAATTTTGGTGTTGTTGATTGGCTTGCTGGTTCAAGCAATAACGGTGCCAGCATGGAGGTTAAATCCTACGTGAACAGCCTTGGTGTTGGCACCATCACTTTGCAGCTACCTATGGCAAAAAACATTATCGTTGGTGATTCTTTTAGGGCAAAAAGAGGTTGCGATAGGAAATTCCTTACTTGCAAAAACACATTCAACAATGCAGTTAATTTTCGGGGCTACCCAGACCTCCCTGGGCTAGATGAGATGTTAAAGTCTGGGGCATGAAATGCAACTTGAACGAGATGAAATTGTGCGGGTGGCCAGGAGTTGGATTGATACCCCCTACCACCACCAAGCTGCGCTGAAAGGCGTCGGCTGCGATTGCATTGGGTTGCTCGTAGGGGTTTGGAAGGAATTGATTGGACAATTACCTGTTGAACCTCCCGTTTATTCCCCTCAATGGCACCTACATCAAAAAGAAAGCCAGTTGATAAAGGTGTTGAAGGAATGGTACGGCTTTGTTGAAATAACGGCCACCTACCCTCCTGCCGGCAGCGTCCTTTGCATGGGGCTTGAACGTGGTCCAGCCCACCATGCCGGTATTTCTACGGGCAACGGCACCTTTGTTCATTCTTATTCATTATCGAAAAAAGTTGTTGAGGTTACTCTTGACCCATCTTGGAAAAGGCGCGTCCATGCAATCCTAGAATATCCTGAGGTGGTCGGTGGCTAGGCTCGCCCTTGCCGTCGCTGGGGCTGCCATCGGCGCTGCCGTTGGTGGACCAGTTGGTGCGCGCATTGGTTTTATTGCTGGTTCTTATTTGGGAGGCGTCCTTTTTCCTCCAGATGGACCGCCTGATCAAGTAAATGCTGGACCAAGAATAAGTGACACAAGGGTGCAAACATCGGCATACGGGCAATATTTACCCGTTGTCTATGGTCGTGTAAGGCTCTCAGGAAACATCATATGGGCAAGCCCAGTAAGGGAGGTTATACAGGAGTCTTCTCAGGACGTTGGTGGTGGGAAAGGTGGCGGCAGTAGCAGTTCAATCACCTCGAGAACATATCTCTACTACAGGTCTTTTGCGGTGGCACTTTGTATTGGACCAGCTGTTGCGATCCATAAAATATGGGCAAACACAGAAGTGATCTACGACCTTGCTGCAGGGACATCTGCTTATGAAAATGTTCGTTATCTTGGAACTGAAACTCAAGTTGCAGATTCGATCATGGAATCTTTTGAAGGTGTTGGTAATGTACCAGGCTACAGAGGGTTAGTGTATGTTGTGTTTGACGACATGCTTATCTCAAACTTCAGCAATGCAATACCATCACTCAATTTTGAAGTAGAGGTATAAGATGGCAGTCCTCGCTCTCGGGCTTGCTGGTGCCGGTATCGGCTCTACTGTTGGTATGGCTCCAATGGGGTTCTTGCTCGGTACTGCCGTGGCCAATCTACTGTTCCCGGGCAACGAAGGGGGTAACTCTGCAAAACCACAAGATGGGAGGTTGCGGCTCAATGATAATCTCCTGCAGACATCTTCCTACGGAGCAGTTATCCCTTTGGGGTATGGGCTTTACCGCGCAGCAGGAAACGTCATATGGTCTTCAGGTGTTGAAGAAGCAATTGAGACGATTACTATCGGGACTATTTCAACGGGTAAAGGCGGCGCGGCGGGAGCGCTCGCAGGTGGTAGTTCAACTCAGGCTTCACCAACAAGAGAGCGTAAATTCTTAAAAGCCAGCATCGCAATTGCTTTTGCAGAAATTCCCCAACACCGTCTTGAAGACAATGTTTTTTCTACAACTCAAGAATCTCAAGAAGATGGTGATACCGTCAACATAACTGAACGAAAAAGCTACGTCGGTATAAGAAGAATTTGGCTCAACAATTTTTTAGTGAGGGACTGGAGGTCAGATCAATTAACACCTCCAGATGATCTAACAATCGAAGAATATTTGGGTGACGAAAGCCAAATGGTCAGTGGAACAATAGAAGGGTTTGAAGGTGCAGGGAACGTCCCAGCCTATCGCAACACCCTGTACGTTGTTATTCCTGATTTAGAATTGACGGCTTTTGGGAATGCATTACCTGCTGCCAGCGCTGAACTGTACGAAAGGGCTGACCGGATTGATAACCTAGAAGAAGGGGTTGAAGGCTTAGCATTAAGCCCAGACCAAAAATTCCTTTGGGTAACTTCCCACACAAAGCGAGTAATACAGAAGGTTGATGTTACCTCCCTCAGTGTTGTAGCACGCCCAGGGAGGGACACTCAAGCCTTTGGGGAATATCTGGGTTTATTGCCCCCACACCCCTGGAGGTGTGCTACAAGCCCAGACGGGCAGTATGTATGGGTTGTTCATAAAGGAGACAAAAAACTTACCCGGGTGAGTACTGCGAACAACACTTGGGTATCTTACAATGTTGATAAAAAGTATGCCATGGATGTTACTGTTGACAGCAGTAACAATGTGTGGGTTGCTTATCCTTTCTACAACATGGTCACCAAATATAATTCAAGCGGCGTAAAACAATTTGATGTATCTGTTACCGATGCTCCTTGGACTGTTGGGTATGATTCAGCTTATGACGCTGTATGGGTTGGTGGTAGCAAAAATGTTCATAGAATTTCCGTCGCCAGCGGCACGCTCGTTGCTTCTATTAACACTGGCCGATATTTCCACAGCGACCATGCTTTTGGCACTAGGAACAGCGATTTATGGACTTCCTCTACGGGAAATGATGTAGCTACACTAATTGATCGAAACAACAACACCTACCGACGGGCAAGGAACACACCTACTTACCCTATTGGTGCTGACTGCAATCCGTTGGACACAATTGGATCGATTTACATTGCTTGTTTTTCAGGGAATAGGTTACGGGCTTTTAGTTTTCAAGCACGTGCCCACTTCAACGCAGGAACAATCGCCTTCCCTGGGCAATGTATTGCGATGCCCAATGGGAAGTGCTTTGTTACCAACACAAGACTCGGAATTGTACAACAAATGGATTTCAGATAATGGCTGGCGTAGCAGAAGCGTATTTTGGTGCAGAAGCAATTCAAGGGATAGCCTCTCTTGATAGAGCAGCCTTGTTCTTAGAGGGTAATGATGAATTTTTGAATTTCTACGATACTCAAAGAAAACGAGTTCAGAAATTTGCAGATTCCTATTTGCAAGATGCGGCAGAACCTGTTGTCACGATGATCTCTGCCGGTTCGACGACAACTACACCAGCCGTGGCTGCGACTCGTCGCGGATTCCAAGATTTTCGCCGGATGCAAGTTTTGGTTCAAGGTTGGAAAACTTTCAACAACAACGACTACCGTGATCATGCAATGCAGATGATATTGGATTGGGCTGACACAAATATACCAACAGGACACCCAATTAACCAGACGCACTTTGAGGGACTGCATTATGCCCTCAAAGACCTCGCACCCAATGGAACCCCTGGGCAATTCACAACAACTGACTATAACACTCGGGTAAAACCTTGGCTGGAAGCCATACGGGACGTAACTGTCGCTTGGGCATTCCCTCCTGAACCCGGCGGCGGCACTTTGCTGTATGGGAACCACTATGCTCACCACTACATGCAGCTGTATATGTGTTACCGTTCGTTAGGGGATACAGCATCTGCTTCAGCAATGCTGACAACAGTAGATACTTTTGCTACTGAAAATTTCCCGTTCGGCAATCCAGCTATTACTTACCCATTGACGCACACAATAACTGGCCTCAATCAAGCAAGTAAGTGGTTTGAGATTAATGCCGACTACACAACAAGATACACAACAGGAATTACTTTCAACATAATTGGTTCAACCGGAAATAATGGCACTTATACAGTAGCTTCCAATGCCACATTTATTGGTGGCAAAACTCGGATTGTAGTAACAGGAACAATTCCCAGCGCTGTTGTTGACGGCTCTATCCAAGAAATTTTTCAAACTCCTCCCCACCAAATGCCCAGAGCAGCCACGGACGCTGGAGAAAGCATTGACTTTATTCGCCGAGATGCTTTTCATTACCATACTTATGATCTTCAACCTTGGTTAACATTGGCATTGGCAGAAGGGACAAACAGGTACGAAACAAAACTGACTCAAGCATGGGATTGGTGGTGGAATAAAGTATTAGACGTTTCAGACCTGCACACTGAATTTACCAATAGTTCAGATGATTTTGACCAACTGCGTTGGGAAGGTTCTCGTTCTGAGTATCTACAGCCTGGCACTTTTTGGATGCCTGACGAAGCAGCAAGAACAATATTTTTGTGGTATTTGTATAAATTGACCTTGAATCCCAGTTACCCTGTTAATGATGCAATTTTAGCTATGGGAATCCGGTCTGATAGAATATCAACAGAGTGGCCATATTGGTTTCGTTTTATTTTGGGGGTATAAGTGGCATCGCTACAAAATGTTATCTTAGACATCTGCCAAAGAGCAGGATACCAAGTCAGTGAAATTGATGTTTCCCTGCTAAGTGGTACTGTTGACGGTTTTGTGCTTTCTAACCGCTCTTCTGCGCGCTCGATGATTGAAGAATTGCAGAAGGCTTTTCTTTTTGAAGGGATAGAAAGTAACGGAAAGATTAAATTCGTCCCATTAAACCAATCCTCTTCAGTAACAGTTTCCGTTGATGAACTGGTGGCCACAGGCCAAGGCGATAATCCCAAATTCCTAGAAATAGGTTACAGCGACGACAATGACCTACCCAAAACAATTTCAATAAATTATGTTGCCAAGACAGCAGACTATCAGCAAGGAACCCAAGAAGCAATCCGACAAATTGCGGACACAGGTGAGGCAGAAACTATTACCATCGCGGTGGTAATGGATAACGACACAGCACGCCAGCTTGCGGAAAAAATACTGTATCTGCGTTGGACAAGACGGATCACTTATAATTTTGCCCTCCCAGTAAAATATCTCCGCATTGAGCCAGCTGACGTGATCAGTATAACTGATGGGAGTTTCACCCATGTTATCCGGATTTTGAAGAAGCAACTCTCTGGACAAACAATCTTGTTCGAAGGGGAGTCTGCAGATTCTGCTACCTATACTCAACCAATAACTGGTGGTGACATTACCGTACCCGGCGGTGTTGTTTTCGACCCAGGTAACACAACACCTCAATACCTAGACATACCATTGCTCAGGGAGGTTGATGACAATTCTGGTTTCTACATCGGGGTTGGCAGGTCAGTTGCCAGCTGGAGGGGTGCGCAGATATACCGTTCTGCAGATAACGTCAGCTATAACATATTGACAGCAATGTCCGTCCCTACAATTATGGGTGTTGCCCTCACTGCCCTGCCGACTGGACCACATTGGTATATGGACAGAGTTAACGCAGTTGACGTGCAGCTGACCTATGCAGACCAATTGCTTTCTACGACTGAGGCCAATCTTTTGAACTCAGTCAACTCTGCCATTCTCGGAAACGAAGTAATACAGTTTCAAACTGCTACCCTGATAGGAGTCCGCACCTACCGCCTCTCTGGGCTATATCGTGGCCGCCTTGGTACTGATTGGGCAAAAGGATCTCACGCAATAAATGAACGCTTTGTCATGTTAATTCCAGGAGGTAACTTCGAACGGATTCTTGACCCCACGAGTTTGTTGAATGCCTCCCGTTACTACAAGCCTGTTTCTATCGGCCAAGACATCAGCATCGTAACTGCTGGGACTTTCACCAATACGGGTGTTGGCTTAAAACCTTATTCACCAGCCCATTTCAAAGCAGTGAAGCAGACCAACGGAGATTTTATTTTAAGCTGGATTCGCAGGACTCGGTACAACGGCAGCTGGCTAAGTTTTTCGGACGTACCTCTGAACGAAGAACGGGAAGAGTACACCCTGAACATCTATAATGGACCAACAATTGTCAGAACAACGATTGTTTCTTCTCCTACATTCACCTATACTGCTGCAATGCAAATTACTGATTTTGGTAGCGTGCAATCAACCATAACCTCACAAGTGGCTCAGAATAGTGCTACCATTGGCCCAGGTTATTATGCTGCAATTTAGGAGTCTGTAATGGCTAACACTGTTCGCAACGCTTTCCCTCTTTTGGAGGTTGCTCAAGCGCAAAAAGAAACAACCCACAATGAAGCGTTGAGGATAATGGATATCCTCAACAATATGTTGATAAAAGATCGGACTTTGGCAACACCGCCGGGTTCACCTGCTAATGGAGATACCTATCTTGTTGCAGCTTCTGCTACTGGTGTTTGGGCAGGGCAAGATGGGAAGATTGCATTCTTCTATGACGGCTGGAGTTTTATTACAGCTTACGAAGGCATGCAAGGTTACGTTGATAACGAGGAAAGACAAATAATCTTTTCCGACGGTTTTTGGCGAGAACTCCCTGGCTCTTGGGCAGCAGGTATCAGTGCTTCCTCTTCAGCTGATCAAGTCAACCTTTTTGCAGTAGATGTTGGCTCCATCAAGCCTGTAAATACCGGCACCGATGGGGCAATTGTTGTTTTGCCGCAGCTATCTACAATTGACCCTAGAAGTATGTTGAGTGTTAAGAAAACAAACTCCGACGACAACTCTACTCTTGTCATTCATGGTTTTCCCTTAAACCTGTTGACTTTTTCTAATGATCAATCGAACGCTGCTTGGGCAAAAACTTTTACCACTATTTCTACAAACGTCGGTCTTGACCCTACTGGAGCAACAACCCTAGATAAAATTCAAGAAGACAACACGACAAACTTGCACGAAATTGCCCAGGTGTATGCCAAGCCTTTTGGTATTACTCGGCTGGTGGCTTCATTTGTTGTTCAGGCGGTAGAGCGTAACACAGTGATGTTGATGATTGACCAAGGTGGTTCAGCCAACAGGGCTGAAATGCGCGTTGCTCTTTCAACAAACACGGTTAGTAACACAGCAAGCGCTGGGAATGCCACGTATGTCAGCGGAACTTGCACAGACTTACCGAACAGCAACAAGTTGATAACGATTGTTGTTGACGTAACGGCAGCGGCGCACAACTGGTCTGTCCGGCTGCGACTTTTCAACGGATCCTCTACCTATTTGGGTGTTACTGGCCAAGGAGTATTTGCAGGTAGGGCGCAGCTTGGTTTTTACGCACCTCTGCCATCCTATACCGATACTACAACAACTAATGCCATTGAAACGATAGATGGTTCTACAACACGGGAAATACGCACCCAAGGGGGGGCACTTACTGTTTTCAGAGGGACAACAGAATGGGCTATTGACAGGCCAGAGTCTGACGTTGACTCTGGGACGTGGACGCCTTCTGTTAGCGGGTCAACAACTTCAGGGACTCAAACCTATGGCACAAGGGTAGGGCATTGGACGAGGCGTGGTCGATGGATAGATTTCATCTGCTCAGTGAACGTCAGCACGCTAGATGCTGCCACGGCAGGGAACCTTCGCATCACAGGACTCCCATTCGCCGCTTTCAACGTCGCTGGGCTTCATCAACCTGTTGCTATTAACATCCGCAGCAACATGACGCTAACTGCTGGCTATACAATGTTCTCTGCTTACATGACGAACAACAGTGCCATTATTAACTTGGCGCAGATGGGTAGTAACGTAGCCCAGGCGTTGCTGCAGGCAACTGCGGCGGCCAGTGGTTTAACCATAGACATTCAAGGGACAATACGGACAAACTGATATGTACACTTTATCTCAAAAATCAAAGAAAACACTCATTGGCGTCAAACCAAACCTTGTCAAAGTTGTTGAGAAAGCAATAACAATAACGCAGGTTGATTTTGGTGTTTTAGAAGGTGTTCGGACGCTTGAACTCCAGAAAAAGTACGTCGCTCAAGGCAAGTCCCGCACCCTAGACTCGAAGCATCTCTCTGGGGATGCTGTTGACCTCGTTGCCTATGTTAACGGGAAAGTTTCTTGGGAGGAAGATTGCTATTTTGCAATTGCTGCTGCAATGCAGCTTGCTGCCATTGAATACCAAGTCATTGTCGGTTGGGGAGGGGTTTGGGATACGAGTTTGAACAAACTGTCTCATAATCTTGACAAAGAAGTAAAGGGCTATTGGACAAGGTTTAAAGCCAAAAATCCTAAGAGAGTCCCATTTTTCGATGGACCGCACTTTGAGTTGAGAGCTCAATGATCAAAAACCGGGTAATGGTTTATAAAATGATCAGGGGTTTTTTATGGAAGAATACAAAACACTTTTAGCCTCCAAAACCATTTGGGGTGGAATTATAGCCTTGGCTGCTGGCATTGCCGGCCTCTTTGGTTACTCTGTGCACCCTGCAGATCAAGCCACGATTGTAGAAGTTGGTACTGCCCTTGCTTCTGCGGTTGGTGGTGGTCTTGCTGTTGTTGGTCGCATTAAAGCAACCAAAAAAATTGGCAAGCAATGAATTTCTTCTTAAAAATAAGAACACTTTTTACTTTCCTTTGGCTTTCTAACAAAAGAATCAAAACTCATGAGCGAACAAATTCTTTTGAAGAAAAACCACAACCCTCTTTTGAGGCAGTTGACCCCCGTGTTCGTTATTTTAATCAGCTTCGCATTAACCGCCCTGATGGGGTTGTATTTTTCGAAGAACATACCAAAAGTAAATCCACACAAAAATCCTTGTAACTATTGGAAGCCAATTTCTTGGTCTGATAAGGATAGTGCCGAAACTATCCTTGGAATTAAATCTAACAATGTTGCGTATGACGCCTTCGGTTGTTCAAAATGAGCGACGAGGTTCTCACCCATGCCCAGAAGGAAGAATTGCGCATCTTGATATCTGATAGCGTGAAGCAAACATTGATTCAGTTGGGCATCGCCAGCACTGACCCAATTGAGATGCAGAAAGACATGTTGCATCTCAGAGAATGGCGCAAGTCAATGGACTCTATAAAGAGTAAAGGTGTCTTGACTATGATTACAATTGCCGTCACTGGTTCGGCTGCCGCTTTCTGGATTGGCATTAAAGATCTGCTTTATAAGTGAGACAACTCGACTTAACTCGAGTTGCTTTGTTCCGTTTTTCGCAAGTCGAGTGCGCCCAGGAAGGGCTGCTGCCCTTGCGTTGGGGCTTGGCAACTCGACTCGCTCGACTTGCTTGGGGTGTTTTTGTTGCTCGGGTTTCCTCTTATTTTCTTTACTACTACTAAAAGAGTAAGTAAGTCGAGTGAGTCGAGTCGGTGGCGATAAAAACTCTTTAAAACCGAAACTTATAAAAAGCCAATTTTTAAGTTTCAGTCGAGTTTAGGTCGAGTTAAGTCGAGCGAGTCGAGTTCATGATTTAAAAACCGCCCTCCCTGGGCATTATTGCAATTGCAGTTGCAAGAAAAGGAACTGAAGATGTACGAGTTTGGTTCTGAACCATTTAAACACCAGCGGGAATGTTTTGAAGAAAGCAAGGATCTTGAATCTTTTGCAATTTTATGGGAACAAGGGTGCGGCAAAACCAAATTAGCAATTGACAACGCATGCTATCTTTATGAAAACGGTAAGATAGACGGGGTGTTAATAATTGCCCCTTCAGGCGTTCACAGGAACTGGCTCACAGACGAGTTACCCACACACCTGCCGAAACGGCTGAAGGGTGTTGTGCGGGGCAAGGTTTGGGAAACTTCTAAGGCGAACAATATCTCCTACAAGCAAGACGCTGAAGAGTTTTTGAAGCACAAAGGCTTTTCATGGCTGTTTATGTCTTACGACGCCTTCATTACCGATAAGGGGAAGGATTTCGCTTGGAAATTCTTGCGCAGCCGCAGATGCTTCTATGCTCTAGACGAAGCACACAACATAAAATCTCCCAAGGCTTTACGGACGAAGAGCATCACCAAGAGTGGGAAGTATGCCCATTACCGCCGGATCCTAACCGGCACCCCTATTGCCCAAGGACCATTTGACATTTACTCGCAACTGAAATTCTTGAAGGAAGATTTCTGGAATGAATACGGCTTCAGCAGTTTTAGGGTGTATAAATTTCACTTTGGTGAGTGGCTGACCAAAGAACAGCAGGAGCAGATATCTGGTTACAACCCCGGCTATGATAAACTCCTGGGCTATAAAAACATTCACCACTTGCAAAAGATATTGGGAAAAGTTTCTTCTCGGGTAACAAAAGAATCAGCTGGATTGAACCTCCCTCCTAAGCTGTATTCAAAACGGTATTTCAGCCTCACCCCTGCCCAGAAGAAAGCGTATAAATCCTTGCGGGACGAGTATGTTGCCGTCCTCGATAGCGGTGCTGTTGTTGAGGCCAATTTGGCTATTACCCGCTTGTTACGCCTCCAACAAATCATCTGCGGCTACGTCCATATTGATCAAGAAGAACCAGTACAGTTGATCGGCGAAACAAACCCCCGCCTCCAGCTTCTCGAAGAGATTACTGACGGCCTCTACCACCCAGCCATTATCTGGTCTAAGTTTACGAAGGACATAGACCAGATAATGGAACTCCTTGGCGATAAGGCTGTGCGCTACGACGGCCAAGTTTCTTCTGAGCAAGCTGCAATAAACAAGGAACGCTTTCAGAAAGGCGAGGTTCAGTTTTTTGTTGGCAATCCCCAGAAGGGCAAGGAGGGCTTGACCTTGGTTCAAGCCAAAACTGTCATCTACTACAGCAACAGTTTTAAGTTGATTGACAGATTGCAGTCAGAAGACCGTGCCCACCGTATTGGCCAAGACACTGCAGTCAATTATATTGACCTTGTTGCCTCGGATACTGTTGATGAACATATTATAAATTCATTGCGAGAAAAATTTGATATTGCCACAAAGATTACTGGCGACGATTTTAGAGGATGGCTATGACCGTATTTATTGTTCAAGATCAAAAACATGTTGATCCAAAGCAGGATAACCAGCTTGTTTCAAAGTTTGACTTCACTGCTGCCAAGAAGTTTGGAAAGTTGTTTCACCTGTTGAAGCCTTCTGCAAGTCCTTTTGCGATTCAACCTGTCTTGGAGAAATTGCATTTTGATTTGAAAACTTTCAATGACGACGACTACTTACTCCTTGTTGGCAGTCCTGTCCTCATTGGGTGCGCTGTTGCTGTGGCCGCAGACTATAACGACGGCAACGTCAATCTGTTGCAGTGGAGTGGTGCAAAACGAGATTATGTGCCGGTGAAGATTAAGAATTTGTTTAATTATCAAGAACCACAATGATTGCTTTTTGTTTCTAACAAGGTTTTATTTCATTAACATCTAAAGAAAAGGAGTTTCAGATGTTTGACTATGGTGAGTATAAAGATCAACCCTTAGACGAAAAAATGCGGATGATTCAAGCGTTGGCTGTTGAGCAAAAACGTCTTGAACGTATTGTTGAAGAAAAAGAGGTTGAGTTTAAAGAGGCGAAGCGTGCTTTGGCGGATATCGCTGAAAACAAACTACCTCAATTGATGGATGAAATTGGCTCTGCTGACTTCACCACAAAAGACGGTGTTCGTATTTTGGTGAAGGAAGATATCAAGGCAAGCATCTCTGACGAACGTCGAGAAGAAGCGCTGAAATGGCTTGAAGAACACAATTTTGGTGACCTTGTTAAACGAGAGTTCAAAATTGTTTTTGGCCGTGATGAAGAAGAGTGGGCAAAAGAGTTTCAGGCAAGTTTGTCCGAAAGCGAACGCTCTTTGAACTATGAGGTCAAACGTGGTGTCCATGCATCAACTTTGGCTGCTTTTATTCGTGAGCAATTAAAAGAAGGAATAGACATCCCACTTTCTACTTTTGGAGTGTTTCGACAACGCAAGACAACCATTAAGGTAAAAGTGTAAAGTTTCCGGCAACGGAAAGTCTGACCTTATCGGGATGGTCAAAAAATAATTCCCTCAACTTGATAAAAGGTAAATTGTTATGAGTAAAACTACCCCAGTCGCTACGAAGAAAGCAGCAGTCCCTGCTGTTGTTGAAGAAGTAACAGCACTGCCAGCAGTTGTTGATGACTTTGATTATGGTGCCGATGCCGGCACTGGCTTCGAAGGAACTTCCAAGGCTGACCTAGCAATCCCCTTCCTGGGCGTGTTGCAAAGCAACAGTCCTCAGGTAGTTGATGAAAACCCCGCCGGGGCAAAAGCTGGGTTGTTGTACAACACGGTAACTCGTGAACTCACTGATGCGAAAAACGGCATTAATCTGTTGCCCGTTTACAAAGACCATCTGTTTGTTGAATGGGTGCCACGGGAAAAAGGTGGTGGCTTTGTCGCGGCACATGCTCCGGATTCTGACCTTGTTAAGGAAACATTGGCTGCCCTTAATGGTGTTCGGACTCCTAAGTTGATTCTCAAGAACGGCAACCAACTCGTAGAAACTTACTACATTTACGCTTTGTTGCTGAACGAAGATGCTACTGCGTCAATTGGTTTTTGTGTTATCTCTTTTACGTCCACAAAAATTAAGCCATATCGTGATTGGCTCACCAGCATGTTTATGATTAAAGGGCGTCCTCCGATTTTTGCTTTCCGCTCCAAATTGAAAACGGTAAGACAGCAAAATGAAAAAGGAGTTTACTACAATTTCCAAATTGAGCCTTTTGGCGATAGTTGGAAGTCTAGCCTCATTGACCCAAGCATTGGTAAAGACTTGCTTGATGAGGCTCGGTCTTTCCGGGAAATGATTACCTCTGGTACTGCTCGTGCTGCCTACGAGACCCAAGAAGGTGATGCTGCCGGTGGAGAGACTGTAGTTGTTGAAGCAACAGGTAAAGCACCATTCTAGTTTTATCTGTTTTGATTGGGGAATCTTCGGATTCCCCTTTCTTTAGAAAAGGAACAAGGAGTTTTTATGGATTTTTCACCGCAACAAGATAAAGCCTTGATGGCTGTTTCTAACTGGATAAAGAACAAAAACCGTCCACCAGTATTCCGTTTATTTGGTTATGCAGGCACCGGAAAAACAACACTGGCGAAGCACTTCGCTTCTAACCTAGATGGCCGTGTTTTCTTCGGGGCGTATACCGGAAAAGCAGCACATGTTCTGAAGACAAAAGGTTGCCCCGATGCCGGCACGATTCATTCAATGATCTACATCACTCGTGATAAAGGCAACCAAAAATACATGGAGTTGGAAGAGCAATATCTGCAGTTGATCCATGAATTAAAGAATGAGTACCCTCCATTCTATGATTTGTCAAAACACCCTCAGGTTGTGCACATAAAAGACTTGATGAAAAAAGAGCAGAACAAAGTAAACAAGCCTTCTTTTTCGTTGAACAAAAGTTCAGACATCCGAGGTGCCAAGTTAGTTGTCATAGACGAGTGCTCAATGGTTGATACCAGCATGGGAGAAGACCTTTTGAGTTTTGGCGTACCCATTCTCGTCCTAGGGGATCCGGCTCAGCTACCCCCTATTATGGGAGGAGGGTTCTTCACTAACCAAACGCCTGATTTCATGCTGACAGAAATACACCGTCAGGCGAGAGATAACCCAATTCTAGAGTTGGCCACGAAGGCACGCAATAACCAAGCCATCCTCCCTGGGCAATATGGTACATCCTCTGTTGTTGAAAAAATAACTGCTCAGGACGCTTTGTCGGCAGACCAGATACTGGTCGGCAGGAATGCTACCCGGTTCAGCAGCAACGCACGGATGCGGCAGTTGAAGGGAATTACTTCCAAATATCCGGTAGAAGGGGACAAGCTGGTCTGCTTGCGCAACAACAAAGAAAAAGGGTTGCTCAACGGTGCCCTTTGGAAGGTTGAAGAGATGATAGACATCCTTGAAGAAGATAAACGGGTGTATATGCGCATTTCCCCAGAGGATGGGGGTGACCAGTTGGAGACTGATGCCCACTCAACGTACTTCCTCGGCAACGGTGAAAAGATGCCATGGTGGGAACGCAAGGAGTCGGAGGAGTTTGATTATGGCTACGCCCTCACCGTTCATAAAAGCCAAGGCTCACAGTGGAACAAAATACTGCTCATAGACGAGTCTCAGGCGTTCAAGAAGGACGCTGCTCGTTGGCTCTATACGGCCATAACAAGAGCGGCTGAAAGCATTAAAATAATGGTTGGGTGATGGAAAAAATACTTGACGAAATAACAAAAGCGATTGGACCAGTTATGGTGGCACTCATCATGATGAAAAAGAAAAGAGCCGTGAAACGTGCTGTTCTTGTTGAAGCGGCAGAGACGTTGTACACAGCTGCGCAAAAAATCCAAGGCTTGATTGCGCAGATTGATTCCAAGCGTAAACTCAATCAACAACCGTAAGCCAAAAGGGACTTTATGATTATTCTTGACGATTCACGGGATTCCCTTTTGACAGAATTTGGCAAGATAACACTGAAAGAACAATACTGCCTCCCTGGGGAATCCTACCAGGAAGCCTTCGCCCGGGCAGCAACAGCTTTTTCTGGCGGCGACGAGGCTCTTGCCCAGAGGTTGTATGACTATGCTTCGAAGCAATGGTTCGCCTTCTCGACGCCTCTGCTTGCCAACGGCGGCACAAAGCGAGGGCTACCCATCAGCTGCTTTCTGAACTATGTTGAAGACAGCATTCAGGGACTTGTGGACAATTTCAGCGAGAACGCTGTTTTAAGCACCAACGGTGGCGGCATCGGCACCTACTGGGGAAAAGTCCGTTCTGTGGGTGAAAGTACGTCTCGTGGCGTTGAAACCCCAGGGGTAATGCCCTTTATGCACGTCCAAGATGCGCAATCGTTAGCATACCACCAAGGCAAAACTCGTCGCGGCTCTGCAGCAACATACTTGGATGTTTCTCATCCAGAAATTTTTGAATTCATCAACATGCGCTCTTCTACAGGAGGGGACGTTCACCGCAAAAATGAAAACTTGCACCACGGCGTAAATATTCCGGACGCTTTTATGGAGGCGGTAGAATCCGATGGTGATTGGCAGTTGATTGACCCAAATTCAAAACGAATAACCGAAACGGTAAAAGCCCGCAAGCTATGGATTGCTATTCTGCAGCAGCGATTGAAGCTGGGAGAACCGTACATCTTTTTTGTTGATACGGCCAACAAAGCATTGCCTCAAAGCCTCAAGGAATGGGGTTTAAAGATTCACCACAGCAACCTCTGCACTGAAATAACACTTCCAACAAACAAAGACCGCACTGCTGTTTGCTGCTTGAGCTCAATCAACCTTTCAAAGTTTAATGACTGGTGGTTTGTAAAAGAGCAATTCAGCACTGACCTTATCA